CTTCTTTCTCTCCAGCATTTGGAGAAGGTGGTGGTCCTTCTGGTGACCTAGGTTCAAAACTATATCCTTTCTCGGGTTCTCCTCCGAAATCAAATGCAAAACCATATCCAGTAGGAGAAGGTGTTCTAGGACCATATCCAGCAGGTGATCTTGGTGCAGGGGTTTGATATAAATAGAATTCATATATATCATCAACCTGAACACCAGTATCAATTGAATAACCTGAGTTTTGAATGTTTCCTCTTGAATTATATGCATAAGATACTTCGTCATTATCATTTTTGAGTTTAAATGTGAAAGTGAAATCTGGTTGTTGTTCGAATGCTTTAATGTAAATATTTTTATTTAATTTTAGATGTTTGAGTTCATCTTCACTATATCCTCTTATTAATGTTAATAATTTTTCAATTTCAGATTCATTTAACTCATCTCTATATGCCTTTTCCCAAATTTGTTTGTGAGAATCTATATCGTCTCTTAAATCTGGTGTAGTAGTCATTAAGGTAGAATCAGGTGGTAATGGAGGACTAGTTGGTTCAAATATTGGACTATGTGGTCCTTCTAAACTATCTATTTCACTTTCATTAGCAAAGAAGAATCCAAGTCGTGATGACTCTGGGTCATTCACCTTAAGTTCGTATCTATCTCTACCCTGAACACCAACGATTTGACATATTGAATTGAAATATGCATGACCATACTTAACTACTCTTACCATAGAACCAACAACAAATTGATTTCTCACTAAATATTCATTTTCTATTGGGACACCAAAATCTCTTCTATATTCTTCAGCTGCATCTCCATATCTTCCGTAACCACTTTCTTTAGAAGGTTCAGGCGCCTTAGCTGCCTTAGCTTTCTTAACTCCTTTAGCACCAGTCTTTTGAGCTTTCTTTGGTGCTATTTGTGGAACAAATTTAGTAGGTGCCCTTAGTTCTAACCTTTGTTCATCAGACTGACCATTAACTATGAATCTCATACTAATACCCATAGCTTCACATTCTTGTGACATCATTTTAACATTATATGGAACTTCTACCTTAACAATATCAGTCTCTTTACTATTAAGTGATTCGAGTTCTAATGTTTCATCATTAAATTGTAATGGTCCATCAACATTAGGACAAACAAATCTATTTTTAGATGGATTTGCAATAGCAATTTGCCCAGTATTTTCTGAAATATACATTTCATATTTATCGGATCTTTCCATACCACTTTCTTTCAAGAACTGCATAGCGCCATGTGATATAATGGCGTCACGTTCCATCTCACCAATTCTTAAACCACCACCTGCTGAGCGACCACTTGGAGGCTGTCTATTTTTAAGTGTCATTTTACCTCTAGCACGAGAATTGACTTTATCTTTAACCATATGTTTCAATCTTTGATAATAGGTAGGACCCATAAAAATACTACAATCTATTTGTTTTCCAAAGATTCCATTATATAAGACTTCATTACCATATTTCTCATAACCATATTTATCTTCAAGAATTTTAGAGAATGGTTCAATATCAATATCAGTAAAAGGAGTTCCATCACTAAAGAATCCATGCATAGCACAAGTTTTACCTATAACACTTTCAAGAAATTGTCCAAGAGTCATACGACTTGGGAAAGCGTGAGGATTTACAATTATATCTGGAACAATACCATCTTTGTTGAATGGCATATCTTCTTGTCTTAAAACCATACCAACAGTTCCTTTTTGTCCGTGCCTACTAGCGAATTTATCACCTAATCCAGGTTCTCTTGTAGAAACAACACGAACTTTACACATTCTCATATCATTTGTATTCATATAATCGGCAAAAACCTTATCTACAACACCAGCACCATCTTTTTTAACTACTTCAGAATCATCCATATTTTCTACTCCATTTCCTGAATATTTTGCAATTAATACATCATTATCAGTCACTTTAATTCCTTCCTTAATAAATCCATTATCATCAACTTTTGTATAGTTATATTCCGCTTTTTTATCTACTTCTACTTCATCACTATCAGGATTGAAAAATTTATCATAACTAGAATCACGAGTATCTGCCCTTTCCATTGTGGAATATGTTTTGAAGTAGAAACTTCTAAATAATCCACGTTCCATACTACTTTTGTTGAAAATTACAGAGTCTTCCTGATTATATCCAGTATAACATGCAATAGCTACTATAGCATTAATACCTGTTGGTAAATCATTAACCATTGAATATTTTGATAATCTAGTTTGAATTATTGGTTTTTGAGGACACATAAGAACATTTGCTGTTCCATCCATTCTGTTTCTATAATTAGAAACATATACACCTACACTCTGTTTAGTTTGACCAGTACCATATACATTTCTTGGTGCCTGACTCATATTACTAAATGGAATAGTGAAACCAAGAGCACCTAAGATAAGACAAGGATGCATTTCACAATAATCATAGGTTAATTCAGGGTCGATTTCACTTATTTTATTTGTGATATGACAATTTATTAACTCATCAGTATCTAGATAATCAATTACACCAGCAGATTGTTCTAATTTATCACGTGAATATTCAACCGCTCCACCAGTCATATTTTCATTAGATTCTCCTTCGCCTTCTGTCGCATTTACTGCGTCAGTAGCTTCATCAATAGGACAAATATAATCACAATTATAATAATCAATAGCTTTCTTTCTATTTAATCCTGAAACTAAATTACTCCAATTTAAACTATTTGATTTTATAGCAGTTACCATTTCAGATGTAATAGTTAAGTTGTTATCTTTTAATACATACATTGGACGACACAATCTACCACTATCAGTTAAAAGGTGAATTTCCATCATTTGTATATTCCATGAAATACTAGTAAAAATGTTAATAATACCATTTCTTCTATAAAGTTTCATTATATTCACAAGTGTAGCAGGGTCGTTATGAATACCTATCCAATTACCATTAACAAACACCTTATTTTTCTTAAATACTGCTTCAGCAGGAAGACTACTTAATGGTTCAACACCTAATTCACGACATAATTTAATTATTGGTTTAGCACTACATCCAAAAGTAATAGATGCTAACATAGTCATATGCTTTTTAATACCAATATTACTTCCATCAGGAGTTTCAGCTGCACAAATGAAACCATATTGAGTGCTATGAAGTTTTCTTTGTCCAATCATAACATTTGTATTTGGTGTGTTAATTCTTCTTAAATGTGAAACAGCACCAACACTTGTTAATCTATTGAGTGCCTGAATTAAACCAACTTTGTTTAGAATGGTTCCTATTTTAAATGATTTCATAAATGCTTTTTCAATAACCATAGGATTAAACATTTTCAATAAATTATCACTATTAATGATGTTACTATAGTTAGTATCTTCATACTGAGATGAATTAAAACGATACTCAGTATCTACAGCAATTTTTGAATCACGTTGAAATTGCTTAAAAGATTCACGGAATAAATTAGCAAGTAAAAATCCTGATAAATCTACTCTTTTATACAAGAATGAATCTCTATCAGTTGGTGGTTCAATATTATGCTTAACACATAATATTTTATTTACTAAATAACCGAGATAAAATGCCTTGTTTTTGAAATTATCTCCAATGTGTGGGAAAAGATCAGTTCTAATAACATCAAGAATATGACTAATTGAATTTCCATTTGAAAGATTTGCACAATATTTGATAGCAGCAGATTGTGTGAAAATAGGACCTGTATCACTAATACTTTGACCTAAATCTTCAATAAAGAGTCGTGCCATTTCAGTTTCTAAATTTCCTAGGATATATTTGAAAATTTCTAAATCGCTTTCAACACCCAAAAGTCTGAATACGATAAAAAGAGGAATCTGTCTTCTCATCATAGGAAGTCTAATTGATATTGGACCACATAAATCACTCTTAACACTATTAGCAACTTCAAACTCATTTCCAATATATTTATTTACATTAACAACTGTAGTTCTAGCAAAAAGGAAACTATCATCAGGAACACTCTTAATTTGAGCCGAATATAAAACACTATTATCGGCATCATTTGATTTAAGAATATAGAGTTTGTTTTCTGCTTTTCTTTCATGTGAAACAATGACTTTTTCTGCACCATCAATAATAAAATAACCTCCTTGGTCATATGGACATTCACCCATTTCTCTCTTTAATTTAAATGGAAGGTCATTTAATACGCAAGCTTTACTTTGAAGCATAATGGGGATTTTACCAATAACAACTTTATTGAACTCTTTAGTAATAATCTGTGGTTCTGCTTCTATATCCTCAAGATTACGAATATAGTATTTGATACTAATATCACAAAGAATATGAGCACCATATGTAAGATTTTTTAAACGTGCTTCATTTGGATACATTTGCTTTAATTTTTGACTTCCACGGTCTTCTGAGTATATTACTGGTTTTCCAATATAAACTTTGCTTGCGTCTTCTCCACCAAAAAAGACACGAGTCTCATATCTATATAATTCAGTTCCTTCAATTAAATCTTTGTAGTGAATTTGTGGATTATATTGTTTTAAAATTAATGGAATTTTCTTACCTATAAAATCATTAAAACTATCTAAATGATGTTTTGTAAGGTAGTTCTTATTATCCCTAAAGTAACTATCAATAACTGACCAAGTTTCATTATCAAAGTCCATTGTTTTTTATAATATCAAAATATTTTATTTTTTTAAATCTAAGACTTAGAAAAGTATTTATTTTACGGATGAATAGAATATTATCAAAAAAGGACCCAAAGTTATTTAACCTAATTTTAAAGGAATACAATAGACAAAAGACAAGTTTAGAATTAATTGCATCTGAAAATTTTACATCAAAGAGTGTTATGGAATGTTTAGGTTCAGTGCTTACAAATAAATATAGTGAAGGTCAAATTGGTGCAAGATATTATGGTGGTTGTCAAGTAATTGATGAAATTGAACAATTATGTAAGGATAGAGCACTAAGTGCCTTTAGTTTAAATCCAAATGTATGGAGTGTAAATGTTCAACCATATTCTGGTAGTCCTGCTAATATGGCGGTATATCTAGGATTATTAAGACCACATGATAGAATTATGGGATTAGATTTACCATCTGGAGGACATTTAACACACGGATTTTATACTAAAAATAAAAAGATTTCAGCAACTTCTATTGTATTTGAGTCTTTTCCATACAAAATACGAGAAGATGGATATATTGATTATGATGCTCTTGAAACAATTGCAAGAGATTACAAACCACAAATGATTATATGTGGTTCAAGTGCTTATCCAAGAGATTTTGATTATAGAAGATTCAAGGAGATTGCTGATATTAATGGTAGTTATTTACTATGTGATATGGCTCATATAAGTGGATTAGTAGCAACAAGTAAAATGAATTCGCCATTTGAATATTGCGATGTAGTTACATCAACTACTCATAAAACATTAAGAGGACCAAGAAGTGGAATTATTTTTAGTAAAAAAGAATTAAGTGAGAAGATTGATTTTTCAGTTTTTCCTGGATTACAAGGAGGACCACATAACCATCAAATAGCTGCCTTAGCAACACAATTAATGGAAGTTAATACACAAGAATTTAGAGATTATATTACTCAGGTTATGTTAAACGCAAAGGCATTAGCTAGTCATTTAATGCGTCATGGATTTAAATTAGTGACAGATGGAACAGATAATCATCTAATGTTAGTTGATTTACGTAATAAAGGTGTTACTGGAAGTAAAGTAGAATATATTGCAGAATGTGTTGATATTAGTCTTAATAAAAATAGTATTTTTGGTGACACTTCTGCTTCAAATCCAAGCGGAATCAGAATCGGAACTCCAGCATTAACAACTAGAGGATTTACTGAGGGTGATTTTGTGAAAGTAGGTGATTTTATAATTGAAGTGGTTGAATTATCTAGATTAATTCAAAATGAAAGTGGAAAAAAATTAGTAGATTTCAAGAGTGTCGCTCACGAAAAATATTTTGAAGAAATTGCGAGACTAAAGAATGATGTTAATAAATTTGCGGAAACTTTTGAATTTATTGATTTAGATTAATTTCATACTAAATCAGAAACTAGTTTTAAAAATGTGTTTTTATCTGCTCCTTCGAGTCTATTGAGGATGACTCCATTTTTATAAAAGTGAAGTGTTGGCATACAAGAAATGTCATTAGTTGATGCTAATTCTTCGCAATCATCGACATCTACCTTCACAATTGTTAATTCCCTTATTTCAGTTGCAACACTTTCACAAAGTGGTGCCATAATTGTTCTACAAGGACCACACCAACTTGCAGTGTAACAAACTATTAATAATTTATTTTTTGGTTGATTTTTTAATGTATTTTCAAAATCAGCAGTATCTATAATATATCTAACTTGACTCATAGAAATATAAAAATAATTTATATTTTACATAAAAAAAATAAACGCATTAATTCTAAAGTTCAAGACTAAAATTACTTTTTATTGTTTCGACCTTCCTTGAATTTTCATCATTAATTTCTATTTTTATGGAATCTTCAGTTTCTTCTTTATTTTGTTTTAATAATTCAGCAATATTCCTATCACCTATATCAGCTAAACTCATTCCCGGTGGAGGTTCAAGATGCATTATCTGAGAATCTGGTGTTTTAAGTTCTTCATCAGGTAATACTAATGCTCCTCGATTTCTAGCACCTGGTGATCGTGGCGGTTCTGTCGAAACTTCACTATCATAACCTTCTTCTAATTCTTGTGTAGTTCGCGGTCTATAATATTTAAATCTAGATTTATCGTCAAAAAATTCGTTTTTATTATTAAAACCTTTTTCGTTCATGAAGTATTCAAAATACAATTGCTGATTAGTTTTTCTACCTTTCCTCTTTTCTTTAGATTTTATAGTATTTTCGTCATCAAATGTTTTTATAAATTTATTGTAATCTATCTTCTTTCCTTTTACACCACATATTTTACTTGATTTCATAAATTCAGTATGTGGCATTTCCTTAAAATTATAGATTGTTTTAAGTTCATTACCAACAAATTTCTCTTTTAACAAAAATTTAGAATATTTATCTTTATAATAAATAATTTCTTTATAGGTCAAACTATTATCAAAAGATTCTTTAATTGTAATATATGTAGTTAATATTTCAGTTGTAAAATTATTAGCAATAATAGCCCATTCTTCTAAATTATCAGGTTTAATAACCATATTGTTCATTGTGTTTCGTATTCTATGAAGTTTATTTAAAATTAAATGATAATTTTCAAGAATAGTACCTGTTCTCTCTTTCTTATTTTCTAATTTTAAAAATCTATAAAGAGTCATAATTATACCTATAAAACTAGTAAATAATATTGCTGTTATATCAATTGCTTCATTTTGGCTATTATAATATGTTTTTATTGATTCCATTAGGGTTAGACAAGCAGAAATCAAAATAATGAGAATCTGCATTGTATTAATAATTAAATTTAAATGGTCATATTTGAAAGAAAGTATAGCTTTATTTTTGTAACCATTTTTTAAGATAGAATCTATATTATCGATATAGTTTAATCTTACTGCGTTATAGTATCTTAGTTCTTTATAAGTATCATTTATATTATTCTTATCATTCTCATTACTCATATTTTATTTTTTATATCTCTATTTCATCTAACAGAGAATAAGCTATAAGTATTTTAAAAGGAATCTAATTTTCCATTAACAATATTCCAGCATATTTTTCTTAAGTGGTCTAGTTTTTGTAGCATACCTGAATCGATTTGTGACTGATTAATAATAAATATATCACAAAGATTTCTATTTCTTAGTAAAATGGGTTGTTCTAAATGATTAGTGTTAAGAAAGTCAGTCATATAAAAAACTAAATCATTAGTCATTAGTAATGAACGTTTTCTACAATAAAAACCAATTAAATTATCACTTAAACTATTTCCTTCGTTATACACTCTAAGTTTATCAGAATCAGCTAATTCATCATCAATATGAAAAACTATACCAATATTCTTTTTATTTAATTTATTAGTAGTTTTTATTGCACTATGAGCTGCTAAAAATTTACTTGAAACACAAACAATATCAGCAACATTTTTAGTATTATTTAATTGATGTTGGATAACATTTTCATTATGAGAAAGACTCAAATTATCGAAAAGTATAAAATTTTTTTCAACGGCTAATTTCTTTAAAATCAATGCTTTTTCACCATTAAAGTCATTAATAATTCCACTATTATACATAACAATACTAACTACATTACCTACTCTACCCAATAAATCTATTAATTTAAAAAAATCAGTTTCAATACAATTGAAGCATAGGTTACTTTTTTTAGTCAAAAGTGCATTAACTACTTTTAATTTCATAGGAATATCAACGTTTTGTTTTATATATTCTATACTTCTTAATTCTTTGGTTGAATTGTTATTATCAATAATAAATTTATACACATCCAAGAATCTTTCTCTTGATATTCTTACATTTTTGTAGAGAACTGAAAGGAGTTCATGTATTGTAAATAAACTATTTATTCTATAATTTTCTAATGCCATCTGATGATTTAATCTTCTATCACATATAACTAGTATGTCCTTTACCCTTAATCCTCTTTTAACTAGTTTATCTGAGAATTCTAAAATACTTTTTCCAGTGCTAATTATATCTTCAACCATTAAAACAGAATCTTTAGTTTCAAATTTGCCTTCTATTAATCGCTTCATACCATATTTTTTAACCTCTTTTCTCACAATTAACATAGGAACTCCTAATTTATTAGCAATAAGACTACTAAAAACAATACCACCATATGGAACTCCACAAATACTTTTAAAATCTGGATTAATAGCTTCTATTTTTTTTACAAATTCATCTACTATTTTTGATACTATTCTAGGATAACTCACTACCCCTTTAAAATCAATATAAATAGGTGAAACAGCTTTGCTTTTTAATGTAAATTTACCAAATTGAATACAATTACAATCGTGAAGATCTAAAATTAATTCTTCCATAAATACTTCTATTAGTAAAACAATATTTTATTTTTAAATACACTTAATGTAAAAGATATAAAGAATTTTATTTAATTTTTCAATATTTAAATGGGATACCAGTTTTTATTAATAGTTAATGAACCATTCTTTTCACTTTTTTCATAATAGTGTAACTTTTGATAAATTAAACAATAATATACTTGATAAAAATGGTATATTAGTTTTAAAAATATGCAATTTATGTAATATTCCTGGACTTTACATGCCAGTTTTAGAAAAAACAATGATTAAAAAGAAAAGTCTAATTAATTATAAAAAATTTTTTGGATTCAGAGATATTAATTCACAAACAGTTTCAAATTATAAAATTAAGGTAAATATAAATTTCAAAGAAATAAGAAATTTGTTATTATCTGGAAGAGAAATACCACAACGAAATTCACTTTTTAAATTATTACGAAGAAATATAAGAGATAAATTAAAGAAGGATGAATTAATACATACATTACCTAATCAAGAAATAGTAAAAGTTAATAAATTAATCACCTATTATAGCGATAGTATTATTAATTGTGAAGGATTATACTTTGATATACAACTAGAGAGAATATATTTGTCAAGTTTAGACATATTAAGAAATAAATACAATACAATACCCAATGAGTCTTTTTATTTTTACCAATCAAGAGATAAATTAGAAAGTTTTTTTAATTGTTTCGATTGTAATAGATTTGTATTATTAACAGAATATCCTCAAAAGTATTTATTTCTTAAAAAACATATAAATAATATAGTATTTCTTGATTCGAGTAAAAATTATACATTTGGTGAATTAGAAAATAAAAGCGTAATTATAGATTTTACAAAATTAGTTCAATGTGAAGAAAATACTGAAAACTTTATTGAATGCAGAAAATATGAATATTCGTTTTTGCAAGCTGCACAGAAGTCTAAAAAGATAGTTATACCTCAACTATTAAACTATAATAATGTAATTTTAGATGATTCATTATTTAATAGTAATAAAATAGGAAAAAGGGAAATAATTAGAAGTTTTATTGGAGATAAAAACACGATTATTTTAAGTAGATTTTTCTACAAATATAGAATATCTGATTTTAAATATTGGTTCGATGAAATATTAGATAAATCAACAGTTGTATCAAGAGATTTAGTGTGTAAATTAGTTTCAATGAGTAATAAGGAAAAAGTAAAATTAACTTCTCGTGATCACGTGAAAACATTTACATTAGAGAATTTTGAAAAAGAATATTTTAATCAAAATTTCAATAAATATACATTCAATATAGAAGAATTTAATAGTCTTCCTTATAATTTCATAAAAGAAAAATATAAGACTATTACATTTTTACCAGAAGAAGCATGTGGTATTTGTTATGATGAATTAACAACTAAAAATATAGCAGTTACATCTACCTGCAATCACTATTTTTGTATAAATTGTTTAGAAAAAGCAGTGCATATAAAAAAAGAATGTCCATTATGTAGGACAACTACTGGAGTATGTCATGCAGTTTTCAATGATATTTCAGATTTTTATGGTAAAAAAATAAAGTTTATAAATGATTTCTTAATAAAAAATAAAAATTTAGAGGTTACTATAATAAGTAAATTTGAAAAAACTAGAAATACATTAAGGGAAATTTATATGAATAACGAAGAAATAACAATTGAAGACTATAAATATATTGAAAATAATATTGATAACAATACTATTTTTTTTATGGAAGAACTAGGAGAAGAATATAAATATTTAAAATATTTGATAGGAAGTAATAAATCATTTTCTCTAGCGCTTAAATTAGTATCATAATTAAATTAGTATCATAATTGCATGACCAAGATAGAATGATAATACTGCTAATAAGAGAATAGCTAAATAGATTGGAAGAATAGTTTTATCTTTACCAGTTCCAAAATGTTTAATATTATTTTCAGAATCATAGAAGAGTGAAGGTTTAATGTATAATATACTTGAAATTGAAACTAGATAAAAAAGTATAGTTATCTGTATGCGCAAGTTCATTTCTAATTATTATTATAATTATAGAATAAAAAAAAAATAGGTAATTATTAAATGTTATTGCTTTTTGTTTTTATAATATGCATAAGTTTATTAATATATAGCTATCGTTATATTATTTCAGAAAATATTGAAATAACTAACATTAAATTTGCTAATGGAATAGAGGGAGGAAATTACGATAATTTTAACAATACATTACATTCACTATTAAAAAGTTCATCATTAATTAATAAAAGTTATTCAAAAGTTCATACAAATGGTAGTTTAAAAAATATAGAATTAGTTAATTCTTATAGAGCTACTATAGGAGCAGCACAAGAAGACCTTTTTTATGATAGTATCAAGGGAATAAATGTTTTTCAAAATAAAAACAAAATGGAAAATTTACGATTTATAACTGCTGGTTATTTTGAAAAAGTTCATTTTATAGTTAGAAAGGAAAATGATAACATTAATTCTTTTAAGGATTTGATGGATACAAGAGTAAAAACTATTATAGGTGTAGGTGATGCTGGGAGTGGTTCAGAATATAACTTTATAATTATGAGCTTACTACATAATGTTAATCCCAGTATTTTTGGAAAAGAAGGCCAAACTATACGTAAAAAACCTAGTAATCCAAAGATAGTTTATAAAAATGGAGATTTAAATACTCTTTTAAATCAATTCTTTAAAAATGAAATACAAGGAATTTATCTAGTAACTGGAAGTAATAATAATTTTATTAATAATCTAGTTAAAAAGATTGATGTTAAATTTATTGATGTAACACAAAATAGTGACTCATTATTTATTGACAATAGTTTCAACAAATATTATTATAAAAAGTATATAGATTTATCTAATTACTATAAAGATACGGAAGAACAGGGTAAAATACCGACTTTTGGTATTAGAATGATATTATTTACTAATGATAAAACTGGAGATGATATTGCATATGAAGTAGCAAAACAGTTTTACCAAAAAAATTATGAATTTAGAAGAAATATAAATTATATTGATAATAAACTTTATACTAATGAATATGAACCAATTGATTTAGCATACTCTGATGAACTTTATACTATACATCCAGGTGCTAGACAATTTTATATTGAGAACAATTTAATATCATTAACTGAAAAATATAAATATGATTTAGACTATTATCATGACAATGTAGTTAAAAATTATTGGAAATTTCCTAACATAGGAATTAAATCATATAATTTGATGAAGTAATTATATTAGTTTTAATCCAAAAATGTTTAATCCCTTAGAATTTATTGTTTCTCTATGATTATTTCTATCTGATGTATCGTTATTAAAAGCATAATCTGGATTTTCTTGCATATCACAACATTGATTACACCTTTGACCTATACAATTTTTAATTTCTGGACAATTATGACAGAGTGGTTTATAAACGGAAGATTTATCATATTTTCTATAACTTATAGATTTCATATTGAGTGGTAATTCACAATATCCATCTTTACTACAACCTCCACGATTATTAGGATAATTTTTATTACCTTTATTTCCAAAAAATGGACAATCATAATCATTTCTACATCTTGTATCCCAAATACCTGTTTTTCCATTTGAATCAATAGATAAACAATCTATCTTATTATCTGCCTCTTTTAAAAAACATTTAGAATTATTTACTTCCCAATCAGATTTATCAGAACTTCTCATAAATTCTTTAAAAGTTACACGCGATGAATTATCACAAACAGATAATCGTGAAAGACTATCATGAACTCCTTTTTTATCACATACTAAATATTTATTTCTGTAAAATTTATAAAATTTTTGAGTTGAATTTTCAGAAGTTGTTATTCCAACTAATTCTACACTTTTTATAGAGATATTAAAGTTACTGTAATCATAAAATGTAGTTAATCGAAGTGTATAAACTATGTTTTTATCTTCTCTAGAAATAGTTATTATAAAATCAAGAAGGTCAATATATTTAAATATTTCTCTGTAGTATTTGTGATTTATAATTTTACTATTATCTTCAATGAATTCTCTATAAATGTAATTATAACTTGCATCAATAGACTGTATTGATTCAGATAATTCCTTTATTACTCTCTTTTTTACAATAGAAAATGATTGGGGTTCTCTACCTGAAATATCATCTTTGAATCCTCCAGAATTATAAATTTTAGTGAAATAGTCTTTTACTTCTAATTTTTTTTTTATTATTTTTAAACTTTTAT